GGTAATGGACCAACTACATACTATTGTAAAGAACAAACAAGCTGATACTGTTAAATTTGGTAACGGCAAAAAAATTAAAGTGGATGGTTATACAGCCTCTGCTATTACAAAAGTTCATGGTGCTTTGAATGATGAGAACAAAAAGAAAATTGCCGACATGGTGCATAAGTCACCAGAGCATTTTCAAAAAGTAGCAAGTTTTGCATTTAGCAAAGTAAAATGAATTTCATAGATTTAATTATTAACAATAAATTAGATGAAGCAAAAGAAGTAATTTTTGAACATCTAAATGAAATTGTGGCTAAGAGGCTAGAAGAAGCAAAGGTTTATGTTGCTTCAGAAGTCTATGAAGAAGTAGAAGTGCTTGATGAGGTTGCTAAAAGAAATCCTAACATCATTAAGATGGGCAGAATCAAAAAGATTCGCCGAAGAATTAGAAGAAATGCCAAAGGCAGAATTGTGGTTCAAAGAAACCGCAAGCGCTCAGGTATTAAAGGTTATAGAATTTCAGGTAATACTGTAAAGAGAATACCTGCAACAGAAAGATTAAGAAAAGCACGCTTACTAAAGCGTTCTTGGAAAACAACTAGAAGAGCGAAACTTCGCAGAACACTTCTGAAAAGAAAAATGTCTATGCGTAGAAGAGCATCAATGGGACTAAAATAAAATGCCATTTGAAATTACAAACACATTAAGGTCATCTTCAATCATTCGTGTTGAAGGTACCGGTACAACAACGGTTGCTTTAGCTAACTTGTCCGTTAATGCAAATGAAACGGTCACAGCAGCAAGCATTAAGAGACTTGCATGGTCAACAAACGGCAATATTCAAATTGTTCGTAACTCTGTGCCAATTGCCTCTTTACATGGTTCTGGTGAAATGCGACTAGATGATTCAGGTCATACAATTGCAAACAATAGCACATCAGCTATTGTTATTACAGTTAATACTGGCGGTACTCTATTCTTAGAAGTATCTAAAGAAGCAACTTACGCAACACCATTAACAGGAATGTAATATGAAGCTGATTAGAGAAACCGTAGAGAATGTAAAATATCTTACCGAAGCATCAGAAAACGGTAAAAAACATCTATTCATTGAAGGAACTTTCCTTGTTGGTGATACGGTTAACCGTAACAACAGAATGTATAAGATGGATACTTTGCGTGGTGAAGTTGCCAGATATACAAAAGAGTATATTGACACAAACCGTGCTTTAGGTGAGTTGGGTCATCCAGACACACCATCTATTAACCTTGAAAGAGTATCACACAAAATTGTTTCCCTTGTAGAAGATGGAAACACATTTTATGGGAAAGCTCTTATTTTAGATACACCATATGGTCAAATTGTTAAGAATTTTATTGACAACGATGTAAGTATTGGTGTTTCATCAAGAGCCCTTGGCTCAGTAATGCAGACTAAAGAAGGTTATAACCTTGTTCAGGATGATTTAAAACTCGCTACAGCAGCCGACATTGTTGCAGACCCATCTGCGCCTGGTGCCTTTGTAAATGGTATTATGGAAAACAAAGAATGGATGTTTGTAGAAGGCAAGTTTGTTGAAGCTGACTTCGACAACGCAAAAAGACAAATTCAGAGAGCATCTTCACGCCAAATTGAAGAAGTGGCCCTTAAATTGTTTGAAAATTACCTACGAAAACTTTAATTTTATAAATAAGAAATCATAAGGAGATTCCTAATGGCAACAAATAAACTCATGGAAGCAGCAGCTGATATTCTTGCAGGAAGCAAGAAAGCAGCCCCAGCTGACCAAATGCAAAAATCAGATGCTCAAGTAGTTGACTTGGGTGGCCCAAAAGTGGACGATTCCAAACCAATGGATGACTCTAACAAAATTGACGCTACCAAAGCAGCTAAGTCAGCAACTGCGCCAACAACAAAACCATCTGACGCTTCAAGCAAAGTTGAATCTATGAAAAAAGAAGAAACTGAAGAAGCTAAAGAAGAAGTATTTGCAGAAGATATCAACGCATTGTTCGCTGATGATTCTACAATTTCAGAAGAATTCAAATCAAAAGTTTCTACAATTTTTGAAGCTCGTGTTAATGACCGTGTTGCTCAAATTGCCGAAGAAACTGAAGCAAAATATGCTGGCATGCTAGAAGAAGCTGTTGAGGCTGTTCGTGCTGACCTAACAGAGAAAGTTGATGACTATCTATCATATGTTGTAGAACAATGGATGAAAGATAATGAAATCGCTATCGAATCTGGTCTTCGTTCAGAATTGACAGAAGAATTCATTGCAGGCTTGCGTAACCTATTTGCAGAACACTATATTGATGTTCCTGCTGAAAAGGTTGACCTAGTTGATGAATTAGCTGGCAAAGTTGAAGAACTTGAAGGCAAAGTCAACGAGGAAATTGAGCGTGGTGTTGAACTGAAGAAAGCTTTAGTTGAATCACGCAAATCAGAAATTACCCGTGAAGTTACAGAAGGTCTTACAGCAACTCAAGTTGAAAAAATTAAATCACTCGCAGAGGGTGTAGAATTCTCCACAGAGGACGAATACAAAGAGAAACTTGAGACAATCCGTGAGAACTATTTCCCATCTGGCGTTAAAAAGGCTGATGAGAATCAACTACACGAACAAGTTGAAGATGCAGAAGGCGAAAAGAAAGTCATTGCTGACCCATTTGTAGCCGCAGTATCTCAAGCAATTTCAAAAACAAAAATTTAATTCGAAACACTAAGGAGAACTAAATGTATTTGTCCGAACAATTACAAAAGAAATGGGAAGGTGTTCTTGACCACCCAGACCTACCAGCAATTAAAGACCCATACCGTAAAGCGGTAACTGCGGTTGTGTTGGAAAACCAGGCTGTAGAAATGCAGAAATCTGGTCAAATGTTGCAAGAAACAGCACCTGCTAACTCAGCAGGTACAGGCGGTTTTGGTGGCTCTGCTGCCGCAGGCGGTCCTGTTGCTGGTTTTGACCCAATCCTAATCAGTTTGGTTCGCCGTTCATTGCCTAACCTTATCGCTTACGATGTTTGCGGTGTTCAGCCAATGACAGGTCCAACTGGTTTAATCTTCGCAATGCGTTCAACATACAGCACAGCTAATGTGACTGCTGGCGCAACAGAAGCTTTCTACAACGAAGCTAACACAGGCTTTGCTGGTGTATCAGGTGCTCAAACTGCTCTTGCAGTTGGTGCTGCTACTGCTAACACATTCGTTGGCAATGCTGCTGCTTGCACAGCGATGACAACTGCTACTGCTGAAGATTTGACATTCCAAGAAATGGCATTCTCAATCGAGAAAGTAACTGTTACTGCTAAGACCCGTGCTTTGAAGGCAGAATACTCTATCGAACTTGCACAAGACTTGAAGGCAGTTCATGGTCTTGACGCTGAAACTGAATTAGCAAACATTCTTTCTGCTGAAATTCTTGCAGAAATTAACCGTGAAGTTGTTCGCACAATCTACGGTACTGCTAAGACAGGTTGCCAAGTAGGTACAACTGCTGCTGGTAAATTCGACTTAGACACCGATTCAAACGGTCGTTGGATGGTTGAAAAAGTTAAAGGTCTTGCGTTCCAAATCGAGCGTGAAGCCAATACAATTGCTAAGACAACTCGTAGAGGCAAAGGTAACATTATGATTTGCTCAAGCGATGTTGCATCTGCTTTAGCAATGGCTGGTATCCTTGACTACAACTCAGCACTACAATCAAATGTAAACTTGACTGTTGATGATACAGGCAATACTTTTGCTGGTACATTATTCGGTCGTATCAAAGTGTATATTGACCCATATGCTCCAACATCTGCAACTTCTGAGTTCGCTGTTGTTGGTTACAAAGGTTCAAATGCATACGATGCTGGTTTGTTCTACTGCCCATATGTTCCATTGCAAATGGTTCGTGCAGTTGACACAAACAACTTCCAACCTAAGATTGGTTTCAAAACTCGTTACGGCTTGGTTGCTAACCCATTCGCAGAAGGCACTTCACAAGGTGCTGGTGCATTGAATGTGTTGTCAAACAACTACTACCGTGCGTTCAAGATTGCAAACTTGATGTAATCTTAATTCTAGTCTCAAATAATAATAACTATAAGAGACTAGAACCAATCACTCAAAAGGCCCACTTCGGTGGGTCTTTTTTTATGGAGCATAAATACCATTATGACAGCACTTAATAGAAACCCATCAAATCCAAACTTTTTACAACCGAATAAGTTTGTAATGAGTTTTTCCAGAGCACCAAGTATTCAATACTTCTGCCAGTCAGTAAGTGTGCCTGGTATTTCAACATCTGAAGTTCCACAAAACACCATTCGTTGATGTGTATTTGCCTGGAGAAAAAGCCATTTATGATATTCTAAACATTACCTTTTTGATTGATGAAGAATTAAAAGGTTGGATGGAAATTCACGATTGGATTCGTGCAATGACTTTCCCTGAAAATTACTTAGAATATCAAAACTTGGCTAATCTAAGTAGAATCACAGCACTAACAGCAACGACAACAGGCAAACCACAATATTCGGATGCCTCTATTACAATTTTATCATCATCAAATAAACCTTACCTGCGTTTTAAATTTTATGATTGTTTCCCAACAACACTATCAACATTTATTATGGGTGCAAATGATTCACCAGAAACTCAAATGAGTGCTGATGCTTCATTCAGGTATAGTTACTATGATATTGAAAAATTGTATTAAAAACGCTTGACATTTACCACTAATTGATATACACTCCTGTTATAGGAGGCTTTATTTTATGAAACAACTTGATGAACTACTTGAAGAATGGCGTAAAGATTCTGAGATAGACAGAACTGAGCCAGGTAAAGAGTTAATAAAAATCCCAACACTTCATAGCAAGTATTTGAACATACTTTCAAGGCATCGTTTGCTTTCGAAAGAGGCTGAGTTCAAATATAATAAAATGAAGAAATTAAAATGGGAATACTACACAGGTAAACTTGATGATGACCAACTAAAGAAGTATGGTTGGGAACCATTTCCTTTTGTGTTGAAATCCGAGATTACTACATATTTGGAGAGTGATGAAGATATCAACAAATATATTGCACACAAAGTTGTGCATGATGAGATTGTTGATGTTTGTCAAAGCATATTGAAAGAATTAAACTCTCGCACATTTCAGTTGAGAGATTTTATAGCATGGGAAAGATTTATTCAAGGTGTCTGATTTAATTCTACATAAAAAAGATGAAGCGTATATTAGATTTGAGTGTGAAAGAGGTTTAGCTCAAGAACTAAGCGATTACTTTACCTTTTTTGTTCCAGGTTATCAATTCGTTCCTGCATATAAAAGTAGATTGTGGGATGGCAAAATACGCCTTGCTGACCTAAGAACATTTACCATCTATCATGGTCTTGTTCCTTACATTGAAAAATTTTGTAAAGAACGAGATTACACAATAGAGATAGATAAAGATATTTCAACAACAACCAATTTTTCTTTAGTTGAAGCCAAACAATTTGTTGAAACACTAGGATTACCACATGAAGTAAGAGACTATCAATTAAAGTCTTTTGTTCATGCTATTCGTAATCATAGAATTCTATTACTATCACCAACAGCATCAGGTAAGTCACTAATACTATATCTGATTGTTCGATATCTACAAGAGAGTGGATACAAAAGAGGTTTGTTAATTGTTCCAACCACATCATTGGTTGAACAAATGTTTACAGACTTTAAAGACTATGGTTATGATTCAGACAAATACTGCCATAGACAATATGCAGGTAAAGATAAACACACAAATCTTTTCTTGACCATCACCACTTGGCAATCAATTTACAAAAACGACAAAGAATACTTTGAACAATTTGATTTTGTTCTAGGTGATGAGGCACATCAATTCAAAGCTAAGTCTCTAACAACCATCATGTCAGGTTGTTCTAATGCTAAATATAGAATAGGAACAACAGGTACTTTAGATGGTACACAAACACACAAGTTAGTGCTTGAAGGTTTGTTTGGTCCTGTGTATCGTTCCACAACAACAGCAGAGTTGATTGAGAATAAACATTTAGCATCATTCAAAATTAAATGTTTGATTTTAAAATATAGTGATGAGGTTTGTAAACAAGCAAGAGATTGGGATTACATTGTCAGAAACAAAGCAAGAAACGACTTTATTAGAAATTTAGCCTTATCACTAGAAGGCAACACACTTATATTATTTCAATTTGTGGAAAAACATGGAAAAGATTTATACGCAAACATTAAAGAACACGCTAAGAAAAGGCACACATTTTTTGTCTTTGGTGGCACCGATGTTGAGGTCAGAGAATCAGTCAGAGCAATTACAGAAAAAGAAAAAGACGCCATCATTGTGGCCTCTTATGGCACTTTTTCTACTGGCGTTAATATCCGCAACCTTCATAACATTATATTCGCCTCCCCTTCCAAATCCAGAATTCGCAATCTTCAATCGATAGGTCGTGGTCTGCGTAAGGGTGACAATAAAGAAGAAGCAACCCTCTTTGATATCTCGGATGATTTCAGAATTGGTAAGTTTACCAATTACACACTCAAGCACTTCATTGAGCGTGTCAAAATATATGATGAAGAAAAGTTCAATTATAAATTTTACAACATAGAGCTTAAAAATGACTGAAGAAGTTCAAACAATAAAACTTATAAGATTACAGTCAGGTGAAGATCAGGTATGGTGTTACTTGATAACCCAATGCATTTGATTTTTAAAAGAACCACACAAGGTACGGTAATGATGCTACTACCATGGTTGCCAATTGAACTGATTAATGATAATATTGCAACCATATATGAATCAGACATTCTAACTGTTGTAGAACCTAAACCTGATTTGGTTGAGTATTATGGTAATGTTATCAATCATACACAAATGGCAATGTTAAAGAGTGATAAGGTCATCAAATCATTAAAAGAAGAACTTGAAGATTTGAATGATGATGAAGAAGATGAAGACCCCGAAGGTCGTTTAACAAAAGAAGATGTGATGGAAATGATTGATAGAAAACGGAAGAATAGGCTGCATTAATGGATTATAACGAACAAAATTTAAAACTTGTAAGTAATGTTATTATGAAACACTTGACACCTGATTTGCTACCTAAGAAATGGATTGAGCGCAATGCATCTAATCCTACCTTTGGTCATTGTCATACTGCTTCTGCCTGCTTACAAAAGATATTTGGTTCTAAGAATATCAAGCTACATCACGGACTTGATGATGAGGGCATCTGGCATTGGTGGGTGGTTGATTTGAATGGTCAATTGATTGATTTGACTGCCGACCAATACTACTCTGTTGGAAGAAAACCTCCTTACAATGTTGGTAAAAAGGCATCAATGTTGGGGTTTGCATACAGAACAAGAACATTGACTTTATTGGATAAGGTCACTAAAGAATTATTTTCAAACGGAACACCGCTAATGTAACACTTGTCAAGAGTGTTGTCAAGCGAAAAGAGAGGCAAATATGGATGATTATGTAAAAACATTTAAAGAACAAGGGTATGTGCTAGTTAAAAATTTTATTCCTGCCGATACAGCAGAGTATTTGTTTAATTACCTAAGATTTTCAACCCATGCGTTAGTGCTAGCTAATAAGAGCAAAGACATTGTTG